CAAAGGCTCAAATATAAACCCTCGCAACTCATCACACTTCTTCTCATAACCAGCCTCGCCCTTTGCCGAATTGTCAGCACCGTAATGCTCTGCGAATATGATCCGCTCCGTAGCTGGGAAGAAACACCTCGCATCCTCTTTGCAAGTTTGTCGATGTAGACCTCTACGCTCTGGAGTGTACTTATACCAACTGATATTATTCAACACATTCAACCGCTCTCGAATCAGAACCTCAACCCTCGCTCCCATCTGAGGACTCGCAAAACAATAAAGCGAACCATTCGGCTTCAATACCCTCGCCCATTGCTCAACAATACTATAAAGCCATTTTAAGAACGCCTCTGGCTTATCCCATTGGCGATCCCAGCCCTCATTCTTAACCTTGAAATACGGCGGATCGGTAACTACCAAGTCAATAGAACTGTCAGGGATATCTTTCATAACCTCAAGGCAGTCACCCTGGATGATGGTGTTGATCATTGAATTCATCATACCACCCACACCTTCTTATTTGGTTTCCCGAATGCCGTGAACAGAGCATACCTGATCCCATCCATCGCATGATCGTTTTCTTTCAATGGCTCCTCGAGTTGGTTTTCGTTGCGATCCTCCCTCCACTTATACAGTCCGAATTCGTTATTGACATTCACGTTCTCAGAATTAGTATGCAGTATAAATTCCTTGACCAGCCCAATTCCTGACAACACCGATCCCGGACCTTTGGCCGCCGGAACAGCATAATATCCCGCCCGTTTCATTCTCACAATATCATCAGGACGAGCCGAGTCACAGTAAATGATATCGGTATTTTTCACGCCCAGCCCTGGAAGCTTGGCGATCAGGTCACCGACCGTCCGCTCAGTTTCGTAAAACTTCTCTTCGATGTAAACATCCTTATCAACTATGCCTAATTTAGTCAAGCTCATTGGATGAGTGTACCCAAAATCCAGCCCGTAAATTGTAACATCAAATCTGTCTGGGTACACCTCTTCCATAATCGGAAACTTGTATATCAAACCCTTCAGAACTCCCCAAAGATTCATGACATAGATATTATAATATTGAGGATCAACGTTGATCAGGTTTTCCAGGGTGTCGATATATTGCTGCGGGAGGTGAGGATTATCTTTATATGTCGATTCATGGATCCTGAGCACCTCGGAACTGTAGGCGTCTGAGTCGAAGAATAGTTTCTTGACCCAGGAGTTCTCGTTGATCGGATTGAACGTCAGGAAGATCCGAGTCGGGAATGCTGAATTTGCTCTCAGTCTGAGATCAACCTGGGTGAAGTCGTGTTGAAGAAACTCTGTTGTCTCCTCGAGCCATGCGATCGTGATGCCCTCAATCGATTTCAGCTTCTCAGAGTCGTCACGGTTCGCGAGGCCCTGGAAGATAAACTCGTTGCCGTTGCCCAGATAGGTAAGGATTCGATCAGTCTTATTGTGCGAGAATAGATTACTCATTCCAAAGGACGAGATCGTCCCCAGGATCAAAGCGATCACGGAATTTCTTAATGTTTTTCCCACTTTCCTCATAACCAATATTCGATGTCCAGGTTGAGTTACAATTATATACACAAGGATCTGAGCGATCGACCAGGACTTGGACGATCCCGCTCCTCCCTTCAACGCTAAATATCTATGTTCATCCTTGAGTAAATCATAGAACGCTGGATTGATGACCTTGTCGAATTCCGTGAAATCAAGAGTGATCTCATGCTTCGGCATCGTTAATCATAGTCAGGATCTCTTCTAAAGCCATCGGATTCGATCAGCCGCACTAAATCAGGATTGAAATTAAGCTCCCCGCTAATGAACATCCCTGCAGCAAGTTCACGAGCTGTGATGCCTGCCTCGTCCATCATCCTGTACAACATCTTGATCCTTTTGATCCTTTTCCCTATCTTGTCCAAATCGGGCTTTAATGATAAGCCGAAATGATCTAAAAAGTCACTTATCGTATTCAGCGACTTCCTGCCTAAATACTTAATTTGCAACAACTCACTTTCTGTCATAGCAACTAATTGCTCTATGGTGCCGATCCCTGACCGCTCAAGAAGGTCAATGATCCGGATGCGGCACTTTATACCATACGGGCCTAACTTGATTCTGCTAAATACATCTGACACAGTATTACTCATCACGCCCTCCTCTTGAAACACAGCACTTCCCGGATCGTTGAGACCGGCTTCATCCTGACAATAGGAACTGTGGCTGCTTTGAACATAGACAATATCAATAATATTATCCCAAAAATCATCCCAATCCCCAGTATCATAAACATTTGCTTTCATAATTTCCCTCCATGAGTTATTTTCGGATCTGGAGCCGGTAATATCTTAATCACCTTCTCCCCCGTGTGTTCTACTTCTGTTTTACTTTTCCAATTATCCGGATCTCGATTATAGAGCCACATCTTCGCCGCTCCCACATCGATAGGTACGTTCTTTGTTACAACCTTTCGCTCCACGAGCATCTTACCGTCATTGTTTTTACTCGTCTCGTGAACCTCTTCATATTCATATCCATTGGCCGCTTTATATATGGAATCAGCGACTTTCATATCTGCTTTGAGCTTCGATTCCTTGAGTGACTGCAAGAATTGTGGTTTTTCCCGTTTCCATTTATTGAAAGTTGTCTCGCTCACCCCGATCATATTCGACATTTGCTTCTCGGTATATCCCTGCCTGGCAGCCGCACAGACTATATCAACAAAGTCATCATCCCACTTTGCCCTGCGTCCCCTTTTAGACATCGGCAGGCACTAAATTTAATATATGCTCAGCAATAGCTTTCATAAATAAGGGGGGCACAGAGTTCCCGATCCTATTCCACTGCTCGCGGAAAGATCCAATAAACTTAAATTGATCTGGAAAGCTCCCAATCCTCTTGCATTCCTCAATAGTCAAGGGCCTATCTTTAATTGGATGAAATAGCCCTCCGCTGCTTTTGGGGATTGTATTTGATGGCTTCTGATTATGAATCCTCTTGAGGTTGAAATAACTATCCTTTTTTACTGAACAACCAGCTTGTCCTGGTTTAACCATCTTTGCAACCGCTAATGTTTTGCTGTTAGTCCCTAATGATGAATAATGCTTATTTACAACCCCATCCAAAGCATTCTTTACAGTAACTATGCAACTTGCCTTTTTATCTGGACATGAGGGAGTTATATCTAAATCGTTCCTAATTCCTATAAAAATCAATCTTTCCCGTGATTGTGGAACCATATAATTTTTGGCATTCAATAGCCAGGCTTTAACTTGATACCCACATTGTTTCAAATGTCTCAATATAACTCTAAAATTTCTTTTCATTCTTCCTCTCACCATCCCCGCAACATTTTCCATGACAAAGACCTTAGGGGAGAGCTCCTTGAGTAATCTTGAAAATCCTGTAAATAACATATTCCGAGGATCGTTTGGATCTCGATTTCCTGAAGTTGAAAATCCCTGACAGGGGGGTGATCCGTCTAACAAATATAATTCTCCCCTCTTTAGTCCTGTCTTTTTTAATATATCATCCCCTGTGATTTTGTTTATATCCCCATGAAATACAGGGACATTAAAGTTTTTTTTAAATGTACTTACGGCATTAGCATCCCATTCAATCATCAACAATTCTTTATACCCCGCCATTGAATAGCCCAATGATGACCCTCCACAACCTGCAAAAGTTGAGATTATTGTTGGTGCATTCGATGATCTGGATTGTTCATGTAACCTCCACATATCATCAAGGACTTTCTTATACTGCAAATTCATGACCACACTTTGGGCATTTATGATGACCGGACGGAATATCCTCATCAAACTCTTGAGGCTCTTGGAATGTATTTAGCGCTATTATCCCCTCCTGCTCTGCCAGGTCGCTAATCATCTCTTGAACTGCACTGTTTCCACATTTGAGATCCTGCATAAGTGATTCAAGCTTCTCGGAGTCTGTAGTGGCGAGTGCTGAGAGTGGGTCGAAAGTGGTGAGCATTATATCTGCTTCGTTTTCGGTCAGGTCAACAACCAGGACGGGGAGTTCTTGATCCGGGGACACCTCCTTCCTGAGATGACCATCGATGAGCATCAATCCGTCCGGAGTCTCCCTGGCAATCACAGCGTCCGCATATCCAACCTCGTCAAGAACACCCTTGAGAGCTTTGGATTGGGTCTCTGGATGTCTCCGCCAGTTCTTAGGATTCTGCTTCAGCTCGGAGGCTTTAACATATTTTAATTCCTTGATGCGGTTCTTATAGCTCAAGTGATTATGATCCTTTTCAATTCGACACCCCGGCAAACAACGAACACTCTGGAGGGATTGATCCGAAACCCGCCAGGGCGTCATACCCGTATCCGTAAACCAAACTAATTACTATAAAATATCATCCGTTTGTGTCGTTGTCAATACCTCGAATGATCCAATATCGTCATTTTCCGAGTTTATTTTTACAAACTGCGTTTATTTCTTAAGGTTTCCTTGATATTCCCTTAATATATTTGTATGTTAATAAGTGACGGCAGGAAATACCTGCTGAATTAAAAGACATGGAGTTGGAAATGGAAAACTTATTAAACAATATCAAACATGACGTGCTGTGTTACCAACACGAAATGGCTACCCCCCAAGACAAAAGCTACTATAAAAACAACTTGTGTGCTGACTTTATTAAACTTGGGGAGGATTATTGCAATCTGCCGTCAGGAAATATAAATGAGATCGTGGTAGAGATATTAAATACCACGACATCTGCTATAGCATTTGACGAGATGTTGATAAAAGTAATCAAGTCTGTAGATTTTGCTCTTGTGGAATACGAGATTGGTTCTAAACCTGCACTGACGAGGCTTTAATAGCCGAAACGAGACTCAGGTCTCGTCTGTAGGAAACAATAATTAAACATGGAGAAAACAATGAAAGTTCACATCCGAGGCAAACACAAGAGAGGGCGAGTGCTGGCTCGCACGACCTGTAACGGATCCGAAGAGAACCTGATCACCTGTAAAAATAATGAGGAGGCGACGGCGGTTAGAGACCTGTTTAACGCTAAATATTCAATATTTCAAGCTCCTGTAAAAAGTCAACGAAAATTGCTATCAAAATCGTTAAGAGAGATCCAGAGAGGCACAAATAGATATTGACCTCAACGCCTGTGCTCAAGTGAGTGTAACTGGGTTGCGAGATCCAGGCAGGCTCAAACAGAAAAACAATAATTTAACGGAGGGATTAGATCCATGAAACTATTTGTAAAAATATCATCAGACAAAAGATACGCCACTTCATTGCATAATGTCTTATGTGAAGCGGAATACGACCGATTAAAGTGGCATTCCGGGAAATTGAGCTTCGTTACGTTGCCAGCCGGCGAGACGGACAGCGATGATGTCGTTTATGAGGTCAAAGCTGATCGGATCCGAAGTTTATACCTGAC